TGGGCCTATTTCAGTAAAATTATCGTTTTAAAATAAATTACATTCAAATAACAAAATATTTGAATATAAATAAAAAAATTACGAAATACGCTTCGTAGGAATTTCGGCACTTACAATATAAAGCGAGTTCTCAGTTTCTACAATATATTGTACGCCTACCTTAAATACTTTAGAAATAGGGCTGGTATACTCATCCTCGTTCTTTACGAGCAACTTTTCCCCACCTTCACGTACACCAATAACGACCGACTTTGCAAGTGATAGTGTCCAGTAATCCAACATGATAGGTTTATCCTTCTCAATAGAAAGTTTAGAAATGTGTTTCATTACTAACTCACATGGTAATTTTGGGTCCGACATGATACTAAAAGTATATATGCTTTAAATACTTATTTTATATAAATAGTTTTTTTAATTCTTTTCTTCAAAATATCTGGTTTCGTATAATTATTTTTTTTATCAACAATATGCGTATATAATTCTTTGAGTAATTCTACAATATAATCATATATTTTGTAAATGATTTGAATAGAACATTTACCAACAATGAGAATACTTCCAGTTCTAAAAATCATAAAGGAAACAATATTATTTGGAATAGGTGTGGATACAATTTGTCCGTCATGGGTGTAATATATTTTGCATTGTATACCTGGATAAGAACATGGATCATATACAGCAGATATATTTTTTTCATATCGTAGTTTATTATATAAATGGTCACGATTTATATAATACCCGCAATTAAAGTTAGAGTTGATTAGTACAGTTTCCTCGTTAGATGCATTATAGTTAACATCTGGATAATGTAATTGCAACTGGTATAGCAAATGTTGAATTACAAATGGCAAATGTTCTTTGTGTTGTATTCCAGGTATTTCTATTTTGCCAGTATTGAAAATTTTCACATGAAATTCTTTAAATGTATCATTGAGTTCAATACGCAAGATAATAACAATGCAGTTATAAAATGCGCCCTTTTGTTTCAACCGATATGAAATAATATCTTTTTTGGACATTCCAATCGTAATTTTACTTATATTTTTATATTTTATATTTCCGCGTTCATTTTCTATATGTTTTATTGTACTGCGATACCCATATCTACCTGATAATTTAATATTTGCATCTAGTTCATTCACTTCTTCCGCCGAATTACAGCTTAATTTAATTTGTTTTTTGATGATACCTTCTTTTTGTTCATAATAGGGAATAACCGCCAGTTTCCAAAATAATTCAGTAATATTGAATTCACGGTTTAAATAAGATATAATTGTGTTTGTTGAAATATATAATTCTGTTGAATCAGGAATTATATCATCATCTAATGTATTTAAATGATCAATATCTAAACACGGTGGTGTGTTTGTCAAAAAATTTGCCCATTCATCTTCCAAATCCATTCTTAACTATTTAGTTTTATTTCTTTAAGTTCAATTTATAAATTAAAAATATAGTGAATCATATACTCTATATTTACATCTTGAATGTGAATGGCTAATTCCAAATCGTTTAATTTATTCAAATCAAATGTATCTAACCGATTCATGATAATGTAATATAAATATTCCTTTATAATGTGACGTTTATCCATATTATAATGTAGACTAATTTCGTTTACCTTTTCAATTGGGGTTTCCGAGGAGTGTAATTCATTCCATATATCGGAATGAATAATATTAGATGTAGAATTTTGGTTTGTTTGCATATAATTAATCATACTTCGTATATCCGATCCAAATAATTCTTGTATATATTTAATTTGTAAATCATTCAAATATAACTTTTCCGATTCAGATACACGTTTTAAAAACGTTATAATATCTTGAACTGGCAAATGATTAAATTTTATTTTTAAAAATAAAGATTGTAATGATACATCTATTTTGCTGATATAATTACAAATTAAAAAAAATCGGGTATTTTCAAAGGTATCATTCATTAGATAAATTAATGCCTGTTGCGCGTTTTTGGTCATAGAATCTACTTCATCTAAAATAACAATTTTTAATCCTGTGTTAAAAAATGTTTTTGAATTAACAAAGGAATGGATTTGGTTTCGTATAATATCAATGCCTCTATCATCGGACGCATTTAAATGTATAACTAATCCTTTATTGATTTCTTGTTTTTTTTCTTGATACATTTGAATAAGGTTAATAATGGTAGTTGTTTTTCCTGTTCCTGGTGGACCAAAAAAAAGCATATTGGGAATATATTCCTGTTCAATCATACTTTTGAATAATAATTCGTTGTAAGGATTTAATACAATAGAATGAAATGTATTAGGGCGATATTTTTCGGTCCATGGAATATCCATTTATGTTATAATAATTATCTATTTATATTATATGGTATTAAACTTAAAAAATATGGGCAGTTTATTTTCAAATAACGCAATGGTATACTACAAACCGCACAGTTTGGCACCAGGTGGTATAGGATCAGTTCGTAATTATCGCAAAAAATCCAAAAAGACATAATTTATCGTGCATTCATCATGGATGCATTTCCTGACAAAAAAGTCAATACGTTATATCGTTCTTCAACTACATATAAATCATAAGTATACAAATACAATTTATGCATTGTTTTATTTACTCCAATTTGTTGATTATTATCAATATCGCAAATAACAAAAAATTCAGACTCGTTGTCTAATGGCGGTGTAATGGTTGTAAATTCAAATTCTATTTTAGAATATTTACTCAAATTAATTGCGCCAGATGGCTGTAAATTAAAAGGCGATGTATTCAAACAAAAATTGTAGCAATATAAACCATTTAAATTAGATGAACCATATCCTTGACACATGAGATATTGTTGATCTTGCAAATAAATATTACCAGTTCGCGTTTCTTCGCGTACTAATCCATCAAACAAAATTCCAAAATTAATTAATATATTTTTTTGGTTTTCAACATGAAAATCTCCAGTGCCATAATAATACGTTAATGTATTACTCATTGGATCTATACCATATCCAATATTAGTACCAAATGGATTATTTTCAATATTATCCGTTAATAATTTTATATTATTTGGAAGATAATCATGATCCCAATTTGTAAAATTACTCCATTCATTGCGTAAATCTACATCAGATCGTTGAAACATAAACATCCAACTTAATACCAACCCAGCCGAGTTTTGAAGCCATACTTTGTCGCTAATTGCTACATGTTTGAATACAGTTTGATGATATTCCTTTACCAAATATTTTTGCGGATTCATGGCAAATAATTTGGATTCTTCTTCCGACAAAAAACAATATTGGCACGACAGATGAGTATTTTCATTCCAGGATGTGTTATTAGATGGGTATGTAGTATTTCCAGTTAAACCGCTATTAATATTTACGGCAGGAGGTGATTGTAAAAATCTGTAAAATTGATGTTCAATATTGGTCATGTTTGGAGCAACTAAAGGAAAATTATTTGCATAATCAGTAACATCTTTAATTTGAAATAATTCTCGTATTGGGCGTAAAGTAATATCAATTTGTAATACATTATATTGTAATGCAACTAATGGAAACGCCTGCTGTGTAGTTAATCCCCACCATATAGGGAGAGGAATACGTAATTGTTTCCCGCGAATAGTTGGTTCAGATGGCCCCGTCTCCGAATAAATTGCATTAGGATATACAGTTGAACGACCAAATGCCAATGAAGGTTCATACATATCTTGTGTATTTCCTATCATTTCATCCCATTTCTTTTTTTGTGTAGCATTTAAATCACGATTTGCTAATGCAATAATGTCAGTTCCAGTTAATTGTTGTATTAAATTTCCGCCAATGGTAAACCGTATATTTTTAATCATCATTGCTCCTAAATTTTTAATCCACTTGAATTCATACGGAACCCATTGTTTTATATCTCCATCTACATATGGATAAATAGGACTATATATATCAGGTATGTTGATTACAAAATACGTATCCATTAATAGTTCGGCATACCGTCGTATTTTAAATTGATAATTTGTTTCTGTATTCACCCCTAATTGCCGTAATCCTTCATAATCTATCCTAAAATTTTGTATACCAAAGTTAGTAATACGTTTATATGTACTTGACCAATATGTTTTTTGCGGATTACCATGTAAAATAATATTTTGATTTCCTACTGCAACTAAATTTAATATGCCGCCTACCATAATTAATAGGTAATATAATTTGTATTTAATATATTATTTGGTTTGAATTTTAATAGATCAATCGTTTTATTTGTAGTTTTAAACAAATCCGAACCATAGATATCTTGTAATAATAGCCATTCAAATAAACCGCCTACATATATATAAACTATTCCGCCTAATTTAGTAATTTGGTTGTATTTTACATAAATAGATTCGTCATTACTGTTTTTACCATATACAATAATAGTATGTTTTGTTTGAATTGCTCGTTCTACTTCATGTATTTCTTGTCCAGCTGGAACAGTTTTATAGATAAGTAATGTCTGTTCCTGTTCAGGTAATGTATTGATAAGTAAAATACGTTCATTCGTTTGTGCATATTGCACATCTTGAAAACATACTTTTTTTGTAATTTGATTTCCCATGATATTGTATGTTTACAGTATTTAATTAAAATTGAAACAAATAATTTTATTTATTTAGTATAAAAATGTCTACTCCTCTTGTTCAGCTTCCCCCTATTATTGTGCGGTCGTCCAGCATTCAAAAGGTAGAAGATGCCATCACCAACATATTCAAGACACAGTGCATCAAAAAGTGTAGCTTTGAGGAACAAAACATTGCACTCATTTCATTTTTGCCAATGCAATCGGCAGTATGTATGGAGTTTTACAATAAACTCCGTTCACCTGTTACACTTCACTATAACGGAGCTCAGTTTATGATTGAATCTCAATATTATGCCAACATTTGAGTTAAATAATGGTAAATATAATAAGCAGAGTATTTAATGAAATTAATAGATATTCCTGTTTTTTTTATATGTCCAAGTCACAATGCCAAATATTTAGCAAGAGAA